TTGTCTACTCCAGTTAAGTTAGTCAAGGTAGCCTTAGAGATAGGCTCATTCATAGAAGATGAGACAAGGTTCAGAGCCTTTGCTAAAGAGAACGCACCCTTGTTTGGTGTGGTGACTAGAGATCTCTCTAAGAGAACTACAAACTACAGGAAACAAAAGAGAGTCCTTGTACACTCAGCTAATAAAGCAGGGATTGAGTGGCATAACTGGTTAACAGCAGATAAAACCAGGCTAGGTACTCTCCTAGTCAAGATGGTTTGTGAAGCTACCAAGCTATTTGAGATAAAGAAACACACCAATGATAGCCATAAGAAGTTTAAAAAGGTATTCTGGCTTGAAGCTACTGAAGCTTCACTTAAATGGATAGATAATAAGAACAGTGTATGTGAGTTATTGTCTCCTGTTAAGATGCCTTGTTTAATATACCCTAGAAAATGGGAAAGCGTGTATGATGGTGGGTACTACCAGTATACTAGAATGAATTTGGTTAAATCTTCAGATGCAACATATCTTCAGCAGTTAGATAATACTAATTTGAAGGAGGTGTTTCATGCAACTAATATCGTACAAGGCACAGGGTGGAGAATTAACAGTAAGGTCTTTGAGGTTATGGAAGCCTTATATGACAATCAGTCAGTGTGTAAGGTCATCCCAGAAGCTGGACAGAGACACATGGAAACGTCATACCCTAAGACAGGGACGAAGGAAGAAATAATAGAATGGAAAAGAACTGCTACTTTACTTCACAGTGAAAATGTCAGACTTAAGACTAAGCGTATACAATTCGCTCAACTTATGTGGATGACAAGAAAGTTTAAAAATGAAAAAGCTATCTATTTCCCTCATACCTTGGACTTTCGTGGACGTATGTATGCCAACACAGCCTTCCTCAATCCCCAAGGTGAGGATACCGCAAAAGGCTTGCTGGAATTCTCTACGGGAAAAGCTTTGGGTGCTTCAGGACTTGCATGGCTCAAGGTACACATCAGCAATTCTTGGGGATTCGATAAAGCATCCTTGGAAGACAGAGTAGAATGGACAGAGAACAATGAGGATATGATTATGCGAATAGGTATTGATCCTCTTGAAAGCCGTGAGTGGATGGATGCAGATAAACCTTGGCAATTCCTTAGGGCTTGCTTTGAGTATGTCTGCTGTAATAACAATGAGGACTATGTATCTCACCTACCTGTCACGGTTGATGGTAGTTGTAATGGTCTCCAACATTTCTCTGCTATGCTTAGAGATGACATTGGTGGATCGGCAACTAATCTTATTAATCATGAGCAACCAGAGGACATCTATGAAATTGTCAGAAGAGAAGCAGAAAATGCAATGGTGCTTGACAATAATCCTGAGTTTAATATATGGGGTAGCGGTGGTTGTCTTTCTCGTGCCTTGGTTAAACGCCCTGTAATGACTACTCCGTATGGTGCTACATTATACGGTATGAGAGATCAAATACATGAAGAACTTAAAAAGCAGCTGGATAAAGGAGTGGTATTTCCAGGTATTGATAGTAGTACTGATATGTGGCCTCATTGTAAATATCTGGCTTTTCATATCTATGAAGCTATTGGAAGGGTTGTTATATCTTCTAGGTTAGGCATGAAGTGGCTACAGGATGTAGCTAAAGCCTCTAACAAATTGAAGAGACCTATCTATTGGACATTACCTACAGGCTTTGTAGTTAAACAAAAGTATATAAGGTCAATAGTTAAACAAATTAAGACTATAATAAATGGACGTATGGCTTCTTTATTTGCAGGAAGTAGTGATGCTGAGAAGATGCACACATTTAGACAGGTCAATGGTATTGCACCTAACTTTGTTCATAGTTTAGATGCCTGTCACCTTATGAAAACTGTAGTGAGTGCTAAAGATAATCATGGTATTGAATCGTTTGCTGTAGTGCATGATTCTTTTGGTACTCATGCTTGTGACATAGAACAACTAGGTATGGTGCTCAGAGAAACCTTTGTAGACATATACAAAGAAGATATATTGAAAAAATTTATGGAAGAACAGGGAGACTTAGAGTTGCCTAGTCTTCCTGAGTATGGTAAGTTAAACATTGAGGACGTAAAAAATGCAGAGTTCTTTTTTAGCTAATTCAAATGTAAAGAATGTGTCAGCAGGAATGATGACAGTAGTAGATGCAATACATAATTTTAGCAAGGCAGAAAGACACGCTATCATTCTTAGTGTGTTTAATTGTTTGTATAACAATAAGCTTCAAAAGATGTACAGTGTTACAGATGTAATGATGATGGTAGACACAATGAGAGAAGAGTGCAAACGCACAAAAGTTCCTGAATTTGGGGGAGCAGAACGCTACATCAAAGGAGAATTATAATGGCAAAGCAGAAGTTGGACACCCATGTATCACCCGCAGGAATTGCAGTATACCCTTGGTTGAACAAGCCTGACACTAAGTTTGATGCTGATGGAGTTTTCTCAGTTAAGCTTATCTTTGATAAAGCTGCAACTAAGAAGATTAGTGACGTTGTTAAGCCTCTGATGAATGGTGGTAAAAACAATCCTATCAAGCCTGAGCTAGATGATCAGGGTGAAAAGACAGGTAAGTACGTTGCTAACTTTAAGATGAAAGCTCATGTTAAAACTAAAGGTGGTGATGAGTGGGATCAAACGCCTGTCCTGGTTGACTCTGATGGTAACAGGGTGGTTGCTGCAATAGGTGGTGGTAGTAGACTACAAGTACTATACGAGGCTGTACCTTATGATGCTATGGGTGGTGGTGTTAGTTTGAGAATGAAGAAGGTACGAGTGCTTGACCTCGTAGAGTATGAGTCTAAAGTTGATGATACTAATTGGGGTGAAGAAAAAGGTAGTTATGTAGCACCTAAAGATGAATTCAAAGAAGCCGAGGAAGAAGAAATAGATGACGATGAAGAGTTCTAAGAGTCAGATGCGTAGAGGTATAGTAGAAGGGTATCGTTCAGGTCTTGAGTCCTCAGTAGGAAACCAACTTGCTACTGCCAAAGTTAGGTGGGAGTATGAGTCTGAACGTATCCCGTATACTCCTAGACAACGAACTTATACTCCTGATTTTATTATCAAGGGTGAAGTAAGTAAGATGTACATAGAAACAAAGGGTAGGTTCCTTGGGTCAGACAGGACTAAACACCTTCTGATCAAGGAGCAACACCCTCAGTTAGATATAAGATTTGTCTTTACTAACCCGAATCAAAAACTATATAAGGGAGCTAAGACAACGTATGGAGAGTGGTGCGAAAAACATGGATTTATCTTTTCCAAAGGAAGCATACCAGAATCTTGGCTCAGAGAGTGTCTGCCTAAGACATGAGCCTTGTCCTTCCTGTGGATCAAAAGACAACTTAGCGAGGTATGATGATGGACACGCTTTCTGCTTTAGTATTGACTGTGATCATTATGAGCATAGTGATCGTAGCCCTTCTAGCAATAATCAGAACCAACCAAAAAAGAATAAAGGAACTTTTACTCCAATTGGAGGAGAGTTCAAGGAGATTTCAAAAAGAAAAATATCGGAATCTACTTGTAGGAAGTTCGGGTACAAGATTGGAAAATACGAAGGAAAGCCAGCACACCTTGCAGCATTTATACAAGATGGAGTAGTAGTAGGGCAGAAGGTTAGACTTAAAGGTAAAGAGTTTAGAACTATAGGTGATTGTTCTGATCTTTGGGGCAAACATTTATGGAGTAGTGGTAAGAAGATATGTATATCTACAGGAGAATTAGATGCACTTAGTATTGCAGAAGCTCAAAGCTGTAAGTGGCCTGTGGTCTCCATTCCTAGTGGTGACAAGTCTGCTAAAAAAGTGGTGGCAAAAAATTTGGAGTGGCTACTTGGTTTTGATGAAACGATTCTTATGTTTGATATGGATAAGTCAGGGCAGAAAGCAGCTACAGAAGTGGCTGAACTATTCCCACCAGGACGTTGCAAGATTGCCAGATTGGGAAAGAAGGATGCGAGTGACTTACTATGTGAAGAAGGAGGATCAGCAGTAGTAGATGCTATCTGGAGAGCTAGAGTACATAGACCAGATGGTATCATAGCAGGAGCTGACACATGGGACTTAGTTAATTGTCCTATGTCAGCTAGTGATCATGAGTACCCTTGGCAAGGACTTAATGATAAAACTTTAGGAGCACGAAAAGGTGAAATTGTTACATTCTGTGCTGGAACTGGTGCAGGTAAATCTACAGCTGTTAAAGAAATCGCTTCTTATTTTCACAGTAAGGGTGAGACTATCGGCTATATTGCTTTGGAGGAGTCTGTTAGACAAGCTGCCGTAGATTTCATGTCTATTGAAGCTAACATGATGTTACACTTGGAGAAGGATTTAGATGAGGAGTTTAGGAGACATATATGGGAGAAAGTATTTGCAGATAACAGATTATATTTGTATGATCATTGGGGGAGTTTAGATGCTGATGTTTTGTCTAGCCGTATTCGTTATCTCGTTCATTCCTGCGATGTTTCTTGGATTGTGCTTGATCATCTCAGTATTATGGTCAGTGGAATTGAAGGTGGAGATGAAAGAAGGCTGATAGATAATATAATGACACAGCTTAGGTCATTAGTTGAAGAACTTAATATTGGGATGTTCATTGTCTCTCACTTAAAGAGACCTCAACAAGGAAAGGGGCATGAAGATGGTAAACAAGTCAATCTCTCAGATCTTAGAGGGTCAGGAAGCATTGCTCAACTCAGTGATTTCGTCATTGGACTTGAAAGAGACCAACAACAGGACGGTGAGACCTCTGTTAGAGTACTTAAGGCAAGATATAAAGGCTCATCTACAGGACTTGCAGGGAGCCTCTTCTATGACACAGTTACAGGCAGACTCAGAGAGTGTGGAGATACAAAAACTGAAGGAGACACTTCTAAGCATGAAGCACTGCCTTTCTAAATTAGAAGATCAAGTGTATCCTAAAAGAAGTATATTTCAGGAGAGACTATGAGCTTAGACTTAATAGTAGACATAGAGACAGATGGGTTACTTCCTACTGTTACTAAAATACATTGTATTGGTATGTCTGTAGTTGAAGCTGAAGCAGGTCAAGTCTTTGCTAACCAGGAACCTTATGATTGCTTTGAGGATGCACTAGAGATCATGAGTTCTGCTAAGTCTATTACTGGACATAATCTTATTGGGTATGACCTACCAGTACTAAAGAAAATATTAGGGTGGACACCTAGTAAGCACACAGAGATCATTGATACTCTTGTGCTCTCTAGGTTGTGCCACACTAATCTGTATGAAGTAGATGCTAAGGAACGTAGTATTGATAACAAGCTCTATGGTTCTCATAGTCTTAAAGCTTGGGGTCAAAGAATAGGTGTGTTGAAGAAAACTTTAGGTACAGAAGCAGAAGATATTTGGAGTAAGTTTACTCCTGCTATGGCTGAGTACTGTGTTCAAGATGTATCAGTTACGGCTCACCTAAAGTATCACTTTGATGTACTAGAGTATTCTGAGGATGCTGTAGACATAGAACATAAGTTTGCACAGATCATTCAAAGACAGGTAGAACATGGCTATGCGTTTGATGTAAACAAAGGTAAGGAACTTTATGTAGGACTACTCAAACGTCAAGAAGAGTTAGGGTCAGCTCTTAGATCAAGTTATGGTAGTTGGTTTGTTGATGAAGGTGAAGTAACTCCTAAAGTTAGTAGTAAGAAAAGAGGTACTAGCAAAGGAGCCGTGTATAATAAGATCAAACAGGTAGAGTTTAATCCTAACTCTAGGGATCATATTTCTAGGTGTTTGAAGAAGCAAGGATGGAAACCTACAGAGTTTACGTCTGGAGGTAAACCTAAGATAGACGAGTCAGTATTGAGTAAGTTACAGTTACCTAATTGTCAGGAACTTAAAGAGCACTTCTTAATATCTAAACGTATCTCACAATTAGCGGAGGGAAATCATGCTTGGCTTAAACTTGAACGTGGAGGGCGTATCTATGGATCAGTTAATACAAATGGGGCCGTCACTGGGCGTTGTACTCATAGCAACCCTAATGTGGCACAAGTCCCTGCATCATACAGTCCGTATGGTACTGAGTGTCGTAGCTTGTTTAGAGCTAGTAAGAATCATGTATTGGTTGGCTGTGATGCTGATGGTCTTGAACTTAGAGCATTAGCAGGATACCTTAAAAAATATGATGGAGGTATATATGCCAAAGCAGCAGTCGATGGTACTAAAGACAACGGAAGTGACGTTCACTCCCTCAATAGAGATGCACTTGGACTATCATCAAGAGATACTGCAAAGACTTTTTTCTATGCTTTCATTTACGGGGCAGGAGATCAAAAGCTTGGTAAGATTCTTGGGGGTGGTGCAAAGAGAGGCAAACAAGGACGAGCTGCCTTGTTATCTGGAGTCAGCGGTCTCTTGGAGCTTACCGAAAAGGTTAAGCAAGTCTTCAGGAGGCGAGGGCATCTCATTGGTCTTGACGGTAGGCAACTACACATACGTTCGGAACACTCTGCTTTAAATACATTGTTACAAAGTGCAGGAGCTATACTCATGAAGAAAGCTTTAATCTTACTAGATGAACGTCTTAAGATGCAATATCAAGAAGGTGACTATGAGTTTGTAGCAAATATTCACGATGAGTTTCAAATAGAGGTTAAAGAAGAGTATGCAAAAGAAATTGCATCCCATGCAGCTGAGTCTATTCACAGAGCAGGACAATACTTTGAATTTGGCTGCCCACTTTCCGCAACTAGCCACATTGGAAAGACTTGGGCTGACACACATTAAAACTTTAGAAGACTTAGTAGTTTTTATGAAGCAAATGACTACTGTTTTAAATAATCTTAATCCTAATGGAAACAAAAACAAAGCAGATAAACGAGCTTATGATGCTTACTACTATAAAATTAAAGCAGGGTTCTTTGCTTGGTTGTTTGATTTTACTTGTCAAGATTGTGGATTAGTTAATGAAACAAGAACTTTTAACTTTCATCATGTTGTTCCAGAAGATAAAGAGTTGACTATCTTAATGAACACTGGTATGAAAGATAAAATTAAACTACTTAAAGAATTACTTAAATGTGTCTATATATGTGAAAACTGTCACTATCAAAGACACGCTGAAATGGGAGATGTAGATGAAGACTTCAAGGCTATTAATAGACGGAGACATACTTACATACAGAACTTGTTGGGCTGTCCAGAATGAGGTAGAATGGCCTGATGGTATAGTTACTACTGCTACTAACCTAGCAGAACTTAAAGCTCAAGCTGATATAACCATAAGATATTGGCAGGAGAAGATAGGCATATCTAATTTTATTATATGCTTCTCTCCTAGAGAGTCAAAATATTTTAGGCACAAAATTTTAGAAGATTATAAAGGCAATAGAAAATCCACAAAGAAGCCTCTAGGTTATCATTCTCTGGTGGAATACCTTAAGGAAGCTCATACTACTTTTACCTTACATGATTGTGAAGCTGATGATGGTCTAGGTATCTTAGCTACTGATGGTAGTCATTCTAGGAATGTGATTGTTAGTATTGATAAGGACATGTTGACAATCCCATGTGAATACTTTAATATAGACAGTGAAGTAATTGAGACTGTGACTGAAACTCTTGCAGATTATATGCACTTGTACCAAACACTAGTAGGTGACTCCACTGATAACTACAAAGGATGTCCTGGTATTGGGCCTAAGAAAGCAGTAGAAATACTTAAGACTCCTACTTGGGACAGTGTACTTACAGCTTTTCATAAGGCTGACCTTACTGAAGAAGATGCACTAAGACAGGCTAGGGTAGCTAGGATATTAAGAGCTGATGACTATGACTTTAAAACTGAGGAGGTAATATTATGGGAGCCGTCAAGAGCATGATGTATTGTGATGAATGTGGACAAGACAAGGAAGATCACATGGCATACTGTAAGAGTCAAGAGTTGAATGATCAGTGGAAAGGTGGTAGTACTAACATACGTCCTAGTTACTACGCTAAATATAAGATTGATCCTTGGACATTTATTATAGAGAATCAATTAGGGATGGACGTAGGTTC